AAAGCTCTATTTTGTTTTCATGCTCGGTGCTATCAGTATCAAATATGAATATTTGAGAATCAATGACAGACGCCATCAACTGCAAGATCATAGCACTGCGATCTGTTTGATATAACGCAAAATTAGGATCAGAAAATATTGTAGATACCTGTTTAAAACTTTCATTGGGTGTAAATAATTTAGTATGGTTAGGCCACCACATTTGATGTTGAGGACTATCCAGACAAAACTCTCTTCTTTTTATACCACTTAACAAGTAAAATACATACTTGGGCCTTAGCATTTGAGCATATTGGTAATACATTCTCGCCGCATAATCAATATTACTACCCCCTTTTCCTAAAGACCAAAAAGGTATATTTTTGTTAGTAAGTTGTTTAATTTTATTGTGCAGATGGTATGACCAGACCTCATTTATAGGCAGACCTTCTCCTTCGGTGAAACTACATCCTAAAAAAAGAATAGGCAGTTCAGATTGCAGTGAAAAGTCGTCACATCTATACCCTTTAGAATTATAGTTATAATCTATCTCATCTTTGGTATAATTTAATTGTCCTGTATTAAATTCTTTATAATTTTTTTCGGAGTCAGGGGAATTCCATTTCCTAGAAAATGCTCCCCTGTCCGGTTGACATATGCCACTCACGATAGCAGAATCCTACTATGCTTAGGAACACCTGCAAGCAAGTATTCCATTTGATCAGCAAGAATGTTTCTGCTTTGTAGGATCATATTTTCATAGTGTGAAGGAACATAAGGTGCATACAGCAAAGTCATTTTAGCTTCTTTCAAAGTTTTATTTGACTTGTGCGAATTACAACTCTTACATGCCGTAACTACATTCATCCAAGTATTTTCTCCATTCTTGCTCTTAGGAACAATATGGTCTCTACTTAGATGATTATAGTTAGGAAAGTTTCCACCGCAGTACGCACAAATATTCCTATCACGACCAAAAAGTGTTCGGTTAGATAGTGCTACGGTTGCATGTTTATGTGGATTAAAACCTTGACCTTTAATAGCGATAATGCTGGGAGTTTCTAGATAACTCATGGTACCATCTTGTTGAATACCACCACGATATTTAGCCACAATTTCGCCCATAGACCATGCTACTGATTTAGTTGCGTGATAGGCAATAGCGTCATCGTATCCAATCCATTGACGCGGGGTACCTGAAATATCTAGTGCTAGTACAGCCATCATAAACTCCTTTTTAATTGATACTTGTTACCTCTATTTACTACCAAATTGGCGAGTCATGAGAGATTCGAACTCCCGACTTCTTGGTTCGAAGCCAAGCACTCTAGTCCACTGAGTTAATGACCCTATTATACTACATACTGTATTTAATGTAAAGATGGTGCAGGGTCCAGGAATCGAACCTGGCATGTTTGATAATTGGTGCCGCCGAGAGGGATCGAACCTCTTTCTATAGATTTTCAGTCTATCACCATGACCACACCGGTTCCAGCGGCAATAAATCCTTTATGTTTTTACAGGCATACGTTGGAATGACCACACTAGCTCACCCTGCTTTAATATCAGCTTTTACTTTTTTAAGTGCATCTTTTCGCATAAGCATAATTCTGTTATTTCCTACACGATTTACTCTAATATATTCTACGCCCTCAATCACTTCAGGGTGTTTGAGGTCAATATCTGAGCATTCAACTTTTTCTTTATTCCAGATATTTTCAAATGTCAATGTTTTCATCACGAAACTCCATTAAATTTTGGGGTGTCTTGGGGAATCGAACCCTCGCCTACTGATTCACAGTCAGTTTTGCTACCACTACACTAAAGACACCATTGTTTTACGGGATACATTTTTTAGACGAATGCTCTACCACTGAGCTACTATACAATATGTTTCCATATTGTACAGAGTGGATTTGAACCACCGACCAACCGTTTTCAAAATATTTTGCTGTTAGTATCCCAAATTTTGGTCTCGGACACAGGCTTCGAACCTGCACCTTCCTGGCCCCAAACCAGGTGGACTTCCTGTTATCCCAATCCGAGAATGAATTCTTGACTGCCCGCCCCCAACCACGCTAGCAGCCTTGCTCAGCCTTGAAGTAGCTATGCCCCTATAACTTTTGACGCCTTAGTGCGTCGATAGTTCTTATAAATCTAATGCTGTTAAAAGCTTTTTCATTACTAGAGTATTAGGATCACGAAACTTTTCAGTATCCTGAAACCCCAAAAGAACACCTACTTGTGTTACTGCCCCACTACGAAATATACCCGCCATGCAATGTACTACAACATTCATTCTATTGTCAAGTGCATGTACCAACAATCTAGCAATTTTTTCTGCTTGCTCATCATTGATTGGTGTAGCCCAAGACAATTGTTCTTCTACATCATCAAATTTAAATCTATGCACTTCACGAAAATTACGCTTAGACCTAGGAAAATCAACTATAGGATCTACAATCTGTATAAGCATAGCGTTAGGTCCAGGCTCAAAATGATGACCTGCTTGAATATCTTCAAACGAAACATTTTCAATCCAGGGCATGATTTTGTCCTTAAAAATTTGGTAGAGACAGCCGGGATCGAACCGGCGACCTCGGGCTTATGAGACCCGCGTTACTTCCAACTGAACTATGTCTCCATATTATACAATCTGTATTGTAACAGATAAAATGATTATTTGTCAAATGTTTTATGTGTCTATAAATGCAGTGATAAATATGTAGAATGTTAACTAGGAGTAAACATTGATTGCTTATCCCATACATGAATTTTCTACAAATTATGCATCAAATTTATTAATGCAAGGATTATCTGAAGTAAATGAAGAATGGTGTATTAAAAATTATCATCCTGATTTCAGAGAAAATCCCGCAAATATTTTTTATATATTATCAAATGAAGGTAGATATAGAAAAGGCCATGGATGTTATTATGTTTTTGAAGAGGATAACAAATTTGTTTCGTGTTTCGGATGGAATGAATACGAATTAGACCCACAAATAGCATTAATTTTTACTAGACTGTACACTATACCTTTTTACCGAACTCGGCAACTTCACCACAATTATTTAGATATTGTTCTTACTGAATCTAACCAGTATCCTGTAATATACGCAACATACAATTTATATAACAAAAAAATGTATGACCGATATCTGTATTACCAAAAGAATGGTAAAAACAAATTAGGTAATTATGTAAAATTATACGATAAGTTTACTCCCATAGGTATTAAAGATGTGTATTACACTCCCCAATATGTCTGTGAATACAGAAAAACCCAACCAATACAGGTGAACCTATGAAAATAAGTTGGACTGATGGTTTAGAAAATTATAAAAAATACAGTTATACAATTGACCCTGAATCAAAGATACACTATTTTAATACTGAATTGCTAGATGCACCTCATATAAACTATGATTCTATAACAGAATATTGCGACGATCTTTTTAGTAGTAAAAAAACAAAATTCATAGATGTATTATATAGTGGTGGGTTAGATAGTGAATTAGTATTGCATCTATGCTTATTAAGAAAAATTCCTGTCCGAGCTATCACGATGCGTCTTGTAATACAGGGATATCCTATCAACACACATGACTTATATTATAGTGAAAAGTTTTGCCGTGATAATGGAATTACACAAGTTTTAATAGACTTAGATGTTGAAAAATTTTTTAATAATGGAACCCATATAAATTATCTAGAAAATTATTTAATAACAGAACCCCATGTAGCTACACATTTTTGGTTACTTGAAAGATGTGACGGATTTCCTGTGTTTGGGGGAGAATATACTTGGCCTTGGGCACATGCACCTCTGTTAAGCCCTCACAGGCATCACTACTGTTGTTATGATAAATTCCTAAAAGAGAATAATATTTCAGGGATTGGTAATTTTATGAACCATAGTCTTTCCGCAAATATTTTCTTTATAAAGAAACATTTAGATATTATGAAGTTAAATTCTTTAGAAACTACACCTAAATTTATACCTATGTTCAAGCGAGAATTGTGGAGAAATTTAAATTTACCTGTTCCCAACCTAAGATTGAGGAGCTATGGATGGGAGTTTGTGCCGCCCTCAATATTTGATATCCAAATGTACAGAACTGATTTATTGAGTAGGTTTGGAACAACTCATAGTAGTATTACATGGGGCAAAACAATCTCTAATTTAATTGGTGGAGCTACTAACACAAATGACAAATACCGATAATATAAACTTTGATGCGTTTAGCCACGGCCAAATAAAGAGCAAAATTTGGCTTTGTGACAAACTAGAACCTTTTTTACCTAAAAATGCTAATATAGGTATATTGGGGTCATGGTATAATATTTTGTCTTTTATGCTATTGATAAGAAATAAACAATCAATAAAAACAATATCAGGAATAGATCATGACCCGGGAGTGGCCCGTATCGCAAATAAAATTTGTGACTACTGGATGATCGAAAACAATATAGTAAATAATATTACCGAAGATGCTCAAAAAGCAAATTTAGACTCATTCAATGTCGTCATCAATTGCTCATCTGAACATATGCAAGCTACAGATTGGTTTGAAAATATAAGTAAACAAACTCTAGTATGTATTCAATCTAGTAATATTACTACTCCCGAAGAACCTTGGTTAATAACAAACCCCAGTAATTGCATAGAAGATTTTTCATTAAAATACCCGTTAGAAATTGTTTTTTTATTAGATACTTTACCTATAAAGTACGATACTTGGGGATACGAACGGTTTATGATAATAGGCATTAAATAAATTTAATATTCTTATATATTTTGGTGCTCCCAGCTGGTGACGCTCCAGCTTCTCGGCTGTAACAAAGCCGTGTAATTCTTTTATACTATAAGAGCCAATAGTGGAGCAGCTAACTATCTACCTGAGTAGACCTTATTAGCGGGTCACGAATAAAGAAGTATGTAGGGGCTTAACTTTATCGTCTAGCTCAAAATAAACAGGATGCATTTTACGGTTTTGATTAGAAGTCAAATGTATAAAATTTGCTGTTAGCATCCTTAAACTGGCACGCCCGGAAGGATTCGAACCTCCGACTCCTTCGTTCGTAGCGAAGTACTCTAGTCCACTGAGTTACGGGCGTATTATTTGGCAGGGGTATCAGGATTTGAACCTAAACTACTTCAGTCAAAGTGAAGGGTGCTGCCGTTACACTATACCCCAATTGACACACTCTTACGAATGTGTGTATTAAAAAGCACAGTTTGCGGCATCACAGCCCATGTCAACTCTATGCTTTTTAATACTCTACCATTTTACCATCTATGTTAACGCCATAGACTTCTCATCCGGTAGGCCGCCCTCATTATAGCCCATGTTTAAAGTGCGGGCAGGATCGCGTTCCCTATCACACTCACTACATAACAAAAAACCCTGAGACCTTTCGATTCTCAGGGTTTAGATAAATTATGTTTGATAAACTTTATCTATACCCCGAGTATCCTCTTTGGTCATTTGTACCGCGGATACTTGTAGGATACACTGGCGCAAATGACTCAGAGGCGGTTAACGGCCACTGTCCCATATGCTTCAATATATTATAACAAGTAAAGTTCATCATAGTAATTTATTTAGTCCTGATTCAAAGAAATAGTATTTTAAGCAAGGGTTTTACGCCTTTTTGTTAAGATGTCGCTATATTATAGGAGTTTCTATATATTGTCAACTGTTATTTACCCAATTTTACGGAGCTACTTTACCTATAGCGTTCAATACAGCAGCGATCTTACCCACTGCTTGTAATTGTTGGACTGTCATACCTTCACTCTTTAGAATTTCATAATGCGACTTAACACAGAAGTGGCACTTGCCTACAATGCTTGCACACAAGGCATACATTTCAAATTTCTTCTTTGAAACTCCACCATGTGTAGCATATGCTTGCATACGCAAACCAGCTGGCACTCCTTTAAGATTTTCATCACCTGTCATTTCAACGAACGGGTAATAAACATTATTCATACCCATTAATGCAGCAGCAGTTTTAGCCGCTTCACGCTCAGGTGTGCCCATTAATGGGCCATTCATGCTAATCTCATATGCCAGTTCTCCATTACCTGCCATGATTGCAGCAGCTAATGCACAAGCATGGGCATCGATTTCATCTAAACCTGAACGATTGATTACTGCGTCCAAGTTTAGTTTGATATCTTTAGCATGGTCAGGAATGCTACTTTTTACCTGTTCTACCCAATTCATAGTGTATCACCACCAATAGCACGATTACATGGGCATAGTTCACCAGTTTGCAGTGCGTCAAGAACACGCAATGTTTCAGATGGGCTACGACCTACATCTAGGTTATTAACGGTAACATGCTGAATAATATTATTGGGATCAACAATGAATGTTGCGCGAAGAGCGGCGCCTGCTGGTGCATAAAACACACCTAGTTGATTGATTAAACTACGCTCATCACGGGCGGTATCAGCAAACTGAATGTGGCTGATTTTTGATAAGTCAGCATGAGATTTTTGCCAACCTAGTTTGCAAAACTCGTTATCAGTTGAACCAGTCAATAGCACTGTATCACGGTCAATAAAATCTTGGACTAGTTTATCGTATGCTACAATTTCTGTTGGGCAGACAAATGTAAAATCTTTTGGATAATAAACGACTACTTTCCACTTGCCTTCAAATGACTGCTCTGTAATATAAAAAAACTTATCACTACCTGGATTGATGCCGGTAACGACGAATGGTTCTAGTTTATCACCTACTGTTTTCATAAATTCTCCTATGTGTTTAAAACGAATAAGCCTCTATTATAACATAGAGGCCTAAAGTTTCAAGCTAATTGGGTGAATTGTTTTAAGATAAATTTGTTTTAGATTTATAATCGTTGATTGCTGCCTTGATAGCATCTTCTGCTAGAATAGAGCAGTGAATTTTAACTGGTGGTAAGGCTAGTTCAACTGCTATTTCTGTATTTGTAATGCCAGCGGCTTGTTCAAGAGTTTTCCCCTTGACCCATTCAGTAACTAAACTTGAAGAAGCTATTGCTGATCCACACCCATAAGTTTTAAATTTGGCGTCAGTAATTATTCCTTGATCGTTTACTTTAATACTTAATTTAAGAACATCACCACATGCAGGGGCACCTACTAGTCCTACGCCCACAGTTGCATCATCTTTGGAGAATGATCCCACATTGCGGGGATTTTCGTAATGATCCAATACTTTTTCCGAATAAGCCATTGTTAACCTCTATATTAGTTATTTATCTTGCGAGTCTTCTTCAATGATATTCCAGCCTAAATCAAAAAGGTCTTTCCTTATTTCATCTGTAACTACACCTTCTCTTACATGTGTCATAGTCTTTTTAAACTTATCTTTTTGCTCTTCATTTAACAATTCAAATTCTTCGGGGTCTAAATGGTCACGCATACTTGAACAATACCAATCAATATAATCACCCTGTTCCCGTATATCAGCTACGATTCCACCTGCATGACGCCAAGAACAACCCCATCTTTTATCTTGTAATATAGGCCAAATATCATTTTTTATGAAGTCATTGTTGCAAAGGGCGGCATATAAATGTTGGGCATACACATCATCTTTGCATTTTTCTGCTATCCATGGTGTACTACGCAAATCATATTCTAGATTATCAATCTTCCATTCAGGATCAGATTCCATATCATCATACTGAATACTCCATTCGTCATAAGTATCAATCATTTTTTTTACTTCTTCGTCATTGTCAGGAGTTCTACCTTCTTCTTCCCTATTTTTTATATAGGAATTTTTTTGGAAAGTGTATCTTTCAGGACTTTTTCTAATGTTCATTATCTACCTTTTGCATAGAAAACATGATTGCCAATGACCGCAACTTGTTTATATCCCCAATTAGGGTTTATGCCTACATAATGAAAGAATAATGCATTTCTAGGTAAAAGCTCGCTATGAGCATCATGCACTAAAACATCGTATGCAATTTGCACTGCTTGCTTATATTGTGGACTATTCTTATTTAAAGGGATTCTAGTTTCGCATACCCAGCTAAATTGACAAACTTTAACCTTTTGCGTTTCTCCTTCTTCATTAATGATGTCTACAAAATTAGCTTGATTAACTACTTTGCAAGGTGTGCTGCCAAAGGCATGATGTTTAACCCTATTCATTACGACTCGGGCTACTGCAATTTGTCCTTTAACACTTTCTCCCCTAGCTTCATAATAAATGTTTTTAGCTAAACATTCCAATTGAAGTGGGTCGAATAAAGGAACCACTTTAATAATGGTAGTAGGCACGGCCTTTACCAAAGTAATATTGGGTTCATATTTTTCAGTAGAGAGAAAATAGTTATTAGGACTAAACATGCCCATAACGATTACCGCCATAATGAAAAAGGCTTTACTACCTTTAGTAATATATTTTTCCATAATATTATTCCTCCATCCTATAGTGTACTACAGGTTGTTATTTTATTACAACTGCTTTGGTTATTCTAACCAGCAATCACAATTACAACGAACTACCTCTTGAACAGCTTCATCCGTGTTATATGCTGCAGGACTTAGTAGTCCTGATGTATAGGCAAGATTTAAATTGTCTGGAATGGTATCCTTGAATTCTGAACCAGCTAAACTTCCTGGTTCAACAGGATTACCCAAATCTAATGGATTGCCTACTCCGGTAGATATCTTAGCTCCTACTTTGATGGGTTGAATAGTGCCAGCACTATCTGGACCTGTTCCATCGCAATAAGGACCTAAAACATTACCTGTATTGTTATTTATGCTTAAATTTTGTAAACTTCCTAATACTGTGTATTCACCTAGACTAGTTGTTCCACCCTGACCGCCAATAGAACTATTAGTGACATAATATTCTGCGTCATTGGGATTAAAGTATCCAAAAGGTGAAGGTATTATTGTCTGATCCATTGTTTTAACTTGTAATGAACTAGGCAGTGTAAATATCGTATTAGCAGTTATATCACATCCTATTCCTAGTATTTCTACACCCCTTTTAGCTGTAGGTGAAGTACCATTAGCTAATAATATTTGTGCTTGTTTAGGATTTAGTGTATCATCAATATTATCACTAGATGGAATACCTAGCTGTGATAATCTTTCTTTATTCCGTTGCTGCCTCATCATACCCACTAAACTCTGTCCACCTATAGTTGTCCAATCTGCCATTGCCTCTAATGTTTGTGCGTGCATATGTGGTAATGTATTTTTAGACCATTGAGGTATACTATCTACAAAACTTATTTGAGCATCAGGAGATGCACCTAGTTGAGCATCTTGTGGTACAGGTACAGGTTGTAGAGCGGTCATTCTTGCTGCTTGTTCTGATGTTAGTTGTATTCCTGTATTATTCCAAAGAGTGTTTAATATTTTAGCTTTCTGTGGATTCTTGGTTAAGATAGCCTGAATCTCTGCATTAGCCTGAGCGATTAAAGGAGCCAAATTAGGTACAAGAGAACTGCATTCAATATAAATATTATTGTAAATAGTTTGTAAATTAGTGGTCTGTAATTCTTTGATATACTGCTGAATATCACGCCAAGCATAAGGCAATCCTGACATACATCCAAAGAAATCAGATAATGTATATCCACCATTAGCACCTGTACCATTAGACATATTACCTGATGCTAAACTTGCTAGCTCCGGATCTACTGGAACTGATATTCCTTGCAGTAAGCCCAATCCTCTTACAGTTTCCAAATTAGTTACAACTTGGGCAAATTTTTCAATTGGCATGTCTGAAATATTTCTTATTTGCTGCATTGAAAAACTAAAAGCACCTGCTGCAATAGCTTGATCAGGTGGTAATATATTAGTAAGATAAGAGTCAAATCCTGGTCTTAATGTTTGTATTGTTCCTAAAGTAGTTTGAGCTTGTATTGGTGGTGGGCCTGGGGGAATTATAACTCCTACTTGCCTTGCTACATTGGGACTAGATAATCTTGCACTAATTCCGCCGTTTTCATAGATAAGATAGTATGTCTTGCTATTAGAAGGAACCACAACTGTATTATAAAGCGGAACTGTTAGTGTAGTGTATGAATTAGGGAATAGTTTTTTTATGTTCAATAAGTCTGCCAAAGATTGCAGATTGGCTGTCTTGCAATTAAGAGTAATTAATACTTCTCGTAGATCATTACCTGTTATTATTAAGAACGCACCATATATTTTTTGTTCTTGTTCTACATTAGCTGAGGTAGTTAAAATATTTTTTATATCTGATGGCCCTAATCCGCTAGCTATCAATGCTATTGACATCGATTGACTTATACCATTGACTTGACTTATTGTTTTTAGAAGGTTAGATGGCAATCCAAAAGATGCTATAGTAGATAAATTTAAACTTTTTCCTAATGCTATCAAATCTTGACCAAACTGTACAGTGGATAAACTTACGCCAGTGATATCTCCCGTAAGCATATCATTCATATTACTGAAACTGCCTTGTGAGAAATTATTACTATTGGCTACAGCATTTATACTAGCATTAGTCGATTCCATAAATCCTGTTATTTGAGCAAAAGCTGTGCAAAAGTTTTTATACTCTACATTTGATGCTGATTGTGAACCATTCCAATTGAATTCGTTCCAAGCTTGCAGTGCAAACAATCTAATATATCCCCATTGAGTATATGGGTGTATTCCTAATTGGCCCGGCGGCAAATCATCAGGACCTGGAGCTATCGTTGGAGCACCATTCCAAGGAAGCCAAGGGTAATTAGTAGGATAAACAGTACGAGTAGGAGTTGGTCCTGCAGGATTAGGATAAGGTGGCTGCACATCAGGGCTGCCTGGATTTGTATTGCCGTTATATGTATAGCTAGCTGGGGGTGTATTGCCCAACGCTGGTATAGTAGTTGATCCAATGTTTATTAGATCCGTATAAGTAGCTTCGTCTATTACCCCATTAACATATGCGCTGTTAATTGCTTCAGTTAATTTATCTAATACTGTATCTGAAACTAAAGTACCTTTAGTATAAGATTCATAATCTTTGCTTTGACCTACAAAATCACTGAATACTGAGTTGATTTGAATAGGAGCTTTAGGGGAAGTTGATGGTACCATCAACGACCCTAATACATTTATGCCTAATGGGCTTTGTTTTCCTGTATCACTCATGGAACGAACACGTCCGGACTACCTTTGTTTATAGGATGACCACATGAAACACTTGAGCCTACACGGAGTACAGGTTTACCGTCAGCAAATACTGTGGGGCTACCTTGAGTAGTTCTAGCATTTTTATGTGGTATATGCCTGTTCTTGGGACTCCAAGGTTTATGAGGTGTTATCTCACTAGTATGCACGCCTACAGGCTGTTCATTTGCAAAAACAGTGGAGGCACCTTGTTTAATTTTGCCCCCTGCAGAATTAGTATCACCCTTACGGCTTAATGCTGGCATATTATCCTAATATAAGTTTCTTTTCAGGCACTTGAATACCTGTTGTAGCTTCCAAATATTTCATTTTTACTGGTTCATCAGTATCAGCAATAAAATTTATGTTATTAGTATTTAGTCTTACTTTTTTGCCAGGTTCTGCGGTAAACAATGCTGGAACTAAACCAATGCCCTTTGGACCTTGACCAATAGCAACGGGTTCTTCTATGATTAGAAATTCACCTTCTTGCGCCATTATTTTTGCTATAATCTCCTCACCTGAGGACATCTTTAGTGTAAGTACTTGGTTAGGTGTAAATTTGATTTCCATGTTATTCCTTTATAGTATGTAGCTTATTTACTAGTTCTGTATAGCCACCAATATATTCTCCGTCCATAAATATTTGCGGCACTGTTCTTGCAGTAGGTGCGGCTTCTAATAGTTGCTCTTTAGTCCAAGGATAACCAATTTTTCTTTCTTCGTACTGAATACCTTTGCTTTCCAATAATGATTTTGCTTTTAAACAATATGCACAATTATCTTTACTCCAAACTACAGTTTTCATATATTCTCCTCAAATATTAGGTAAGTCATCATAATTTATAGTTGAATCCATAACTCCTATTACATAGTTAGTAGACTCTGTTTCTTGAAGTGCGGCTTGCTTATTAGAACTATTCA